GACCTCCGCAACAAGGACAGCGAGTTCTTTCGCATGACCGCACTCAACTACGGCGAGCTTAAGAACCAGGGTGTACCCGAACACCTGGCCATGAAGCTTGCAGCGCAGCAGGCCGAGCTGCAAGGCATCCGCAGCGGCAAGGTCAAGACGCCGGCACAGGTTGCCACCGAGACCGCCGCCGAGAAGGAAGCGGCCCGCCTGGCGCGAATCAAAGCGCAGAGCGGAGAGCGGCAAGCCCGCACAGCCGACGGAATCGGCGAAGAGGGCGACGACGAATTAACGGCCGCGGAGAAACACATCTGCGTGGCCATGGGAATCAGCGAGGACGCCTACAAGGCCCGCGCCAAGAAAGGCGTCCAGATGGGCGGCCTAGGGAGAAAGTAAGTGGCAACGAACAAGAAGCAACCAGTCAAACAGCCCGTCGAGACCGATCCGGCAGTGATCGCGAACCAGCGCATTCTCTTAGCGCGGCAAGAACGCATCATCAAGAACGAAGTCGATTCAACGCTCGACCTTGGGCTTGACCTGAAGGAAGAAACCAAGGCCGGCTCCGCAGTCGAGTTCCTGGCCGACGAGTGGGACCGTAAGGCATTCGGCGATGAAGTAAAGACCACCACCAGGGTTGTCTACGGACCGGACCCCATCGTTAACAACTGCCCCGAGTTCCATGACCGCCTCGAGCGCTATGGGCTCGAAGGCGTTGCCGAGGCCTTCTACGACCTCATCATGGCGAAGGAGGAAATGGCCTGTCCCGACGCGATCATGCGCAAGGGCGTGCGGGCGTCAATTAAGAAGTTCGGTAAGGAAGCAACCGCGGCAGCGTTCCGCGATCGCATTCTTCGGATCCCATCCCGCACCGTCGAGGTCGAGACCGACACCGAACTCGATCCGCTGCTTTCAAACCCAATGCGCGAAGTCGCGGGCAAGTACGGCCGGCCGGGTATGGCGATCAAATTCCTGAGCGATCGCTGTATGCAGACGCTCGGGATGCGCGGCTACGTGATTGTGAAGGACGAACGCGGCGACCCTGTCCGCGTCGGCACGCTCTACATGGGAGAGATCCCGCAGGACTGGGCCGACCGTCGCCGGCAGCACTGGGCCGATCAGTCGGTTGACGCTGTGAGGGAACAGGAAGAGGCCTACTACGAGCAGGCCGCGAAGATGATTCGCGACGAGGGGCCCAAGGGCGCCGGCGCGAGCATCCTGAAGCGCGGTGACAGCGTGAAGGGCGATCCGGCGATCAACGACGTGTACTCGGGCGAAACTCGATCGACCGGCATCTCTCTCGACTAAGTCTCATGCAGATCAGCGAGCCGACATCTGTCGAGAAGTTACTAATCGAGGCGCTCGGCTCGCTAACCGCACACGCGCAGCACTGCACGCTCGCGAACTGCCAGGAGTGCTGGAAGCTGCGTCACGTGCAGCAAGTTTTGATGGATCCGTTTCGTCGACCCAACTCCGACAAAAATTTGTCGAACAACCCACTAGGAGCACATCTCACTAGTGGCGAACCCAAATAATCCTTTCGGCTTCCGGCCGATCTCCCGCGAGAGCGGCGGCCCGATGCTGACTCGTCAGTACGGCAAGGCCGCGGCCAACGGGACAGCGATCTTCATGGCCGACCTTGTTATCAAGGCGGCGACCAGCATCCCCGATCCGACGGGCCAAGGCAATCCGGCACCTGGCGTTCAAAGCGCCCAGAACGGCACCCCCGGAACCACCCTGCTGCTCGGCAGCTCGATCAACTTCGGCGCGGCTTCGACTCTGACGCCGCACTACGTAGTCGACGGAATCGACACGATCTTCATCGCGCAGGTGCAGACCGGTTTGGCCGTGACCACTGCGAGCCACGCCGGCAAGAACGCGAACATGCTGACCGGCACCGGCAACGCGACCACCAAGCAGTCCACGATGGCCGTCGACCAGGCGTCGATCGCAACCACTGCTGGCGAGGACCTGCGAATCATCCGGGTCTCGAACATCTCCCCCAACGCCGAGGGGGCCAACGCGATTGTCGAGGTCATGATCCTCAAACACGCACTCGGCCAAGGAACCGCCGGCGTTTAGTCGCCACACAGGAGAACAACCCAGAAATGTATTTACGCACAAGTTTCCCCGATCTCAACCTGGCGACGATGCTGCCGGCCATCGACGAAGTGGTCATGGCCAAGTACGCACGCTTCCCCGACCAGTATTCCGAGGTCTTCCGCATGGAGACCTCTTCGCGCTCGATCGAGCAGACCACCGAAGTCACCGGCTTCGGTCAGTTTGCCGTCGTGCCCGAAAACGACCGGACCGTCTACGACGATCCGCTCCCTGGCTTCAACAAGACCTACGTCCACGCGCAGTATTCGCTGGGCTTCAAGGTCTCGCGGATTGCCCAGGACGACGACAAATTCGGCGTCATCCGCAAGCTCGCCTCGGAACTCGGTAAGTCCGCGAAGGAGACCAAAGAGGTCGCTTGCGCGAACGTGTGGAACACGGGTTTCACTTCGGCAACCGGCCCCGACGGAAAGGCACTGTTCGCAACCGACCACCCGCTCATCGGCGGGGGCACGCAGTCGAACCGCCTCTCCTATGCGACCGACCCCGACGTCACGAGCATTCAGCTTGTGTTGACGCAGGCGCGGCAGACCGTCGACCACCGCGGAAAGAAACTGCGCATCCCGATGCGCAAGATGATCGTTCCGCCCGCTCTCGAGTTCATTGCCGCGGAGCTGCTCGGCGGGACCGATCGCCCGGACACCGCGAACCGCGCTATCAACGCGTTCAAGCGGCGCTCGGGTATGCCCAGCTTTGAATCGTGGATGGTCTACGATTATTTGTCCGACCCGCACGCATGGTTCATCCAGGGCGAGAAGGAAGACACCGAATTGCGGTTCTATGACCGCGAGCCCTTCAATACCGTGCACGACGTGGAGTTCGATTCGCGTTCCATCAAGACCGCGGGCTGGATGCGTTTCAGCGTCGGCTACAACGGATTCTACGGCGTCCTGGGAGTGCCCTCGAGCTAAAGGAGGAACCCCATGGCAGCCACCCAACGAACCACTGGTAGCACCCGCTTCCGCGGGCCTACCGTCATCACCCTGCGCGGCGCGGGCTCCCTCGGGCACGACGCTCAGACCGTGGGCGCCGGCGCCGACGTGGGCCTCGCTGTCCAGATCCCCTCGGGGCAGACCGCGAACGCGTTCCAGATCGAGAAGCCGGACGGCACCGTCATCTACGCGATCGGGCCGAACGGAAACCCGAGCGTAGGTTCTTCGCAGAACGTCTCGAGCCAGATCGCACAGGTAACCCTGACCGCCGCGAACATCATCGCGATGAACGGGGCTCCTGTCTCGATCCTCGCTGCACCAGGCGCGGGCCTGGCGATTGTCGTCGACTTCATTACAGTCCAGACCAAGCCGACCGCAACCCACTTCACCGGGGGCGGCGTGGTGACGTTCCAGTACCACGGAACGGCCGTTCTGCCGCACGATGCGGCCGACAGCATCGCCGCGGCCGTCATCACCTCGGGCACCGGAACACTCAACCAGATGGCTCCGATCTCGGCCGGCATTCAGCCGCCCGCGAATACGGGCATCGACATCACCAACGCGACCGCGGCCTTTGCCACGGGGACCGGCACGGCCGTCGTAACCATCGGCTACCGCGTTGTGACGCTCTCGTAAGAGGCGAAAATGGGCGCAAACCTTAAATCGCTCCCCATCACGATTCTTTCCGGCGCCTCGCTCTCTAACGCTGCGCTGATCGGAGACCACGTGTTTGTCGGCCTGCAAATGCCGGCCGCGTGGACCGCGGCGTCCATGACTTTCCAAGTCAGCGACGACGACGGCGTAACCTGGCACAACCTGTACGACGACGGGGGCAACGAAGTAACCATCAACCCCACAACGCCGGCAGGCCTGCGGCTCGCTATCACGCCCGATGCCTTTGGCGGCGTGACGTTCCTAAAAATACGCTCCGGCACGTCCGGAGCACCTGTCGTGCAGGGCGCGGACCGCGCGCTCACGGTCATCACCAGAAAACTCTTCCCCATCAGGTAACCAACTCTATGAGACGAATTCTCGCGCTGGCGGCTTTGCTTGCCAGCGCCTTTCTTTTTGCGGTGCCGGCAGAGGC